GGTTGTTCAGCGTCAAGAAGAACGTATGCGTGTTATTGGCCCTGTGCTTGGACGTTTGATGAATGAGATGTTGCGTCCACTTATTGACCGTGTATTTGGCTTGATGTTGCGCGAAGAGATGCTGGCTGTACCCCCAGAAATTCTTCAGGGCCGTGATGTTGATATTGAATATGTGTCCCCGCTGGCTCGCGCACAAAAGTCAAGCAGCCTGAACAGCACAATGAAGGCTCTTGAGGTTCTTCTGCCTCTTGCACAGGCTCTGCCCGTTGTTGACCACTTAGACCCTGATGGGCTGGTGCGTCACATCACTGAGTCACTTGGCGTTCCAAAGACAGCCCTGAAAACGCAAAGCGAGGTCAACCAGACCCGACAACAGCGTCAACAGGCTGAGATGGAAGCTATGGAGCGTCAGCGTGAACAAGAAGATGTCTACACCGCAGCACAGGCTGCACAGGCAACAAGGATGATTCAGCAGTGAAGGAAATAGAACAACTAAAAGATATGTACCGACAGACCTTCAATACAGACAGTGGGGCTAAGGTGCTGAAGGATTTGGAGTCACGCAGTAACTGGCGGTCTTCAAGTTATGTGGCTGGCGATGCCAATGCCACAGCGTTCGAGGAGGGGAAACGGATGGTTCTTCTCCATATTCATAACATGATTCAGGAGTAAAAATGTCAGAAGAGATTATCGAACAGGTAGCCCAGCCTGAAGCCACAGTGATGGAAACACCATCAGAAGTAGCGTCAGGAGGGTCTGGTAACGATTTCCTTGGAATGATGCCAGAGGACTTGCGAGACCATCCAAGTCTTTCACCCATTAAAGATGTAGAGAACCTTGCCCGTTCTTACGTTAATGCTCAGCGTCTTATCGGTGCTGACAAAATTGCGATGCCAGTCAACCCAACAGACGAAGACCTTGACCGCATCTATGGCAAACTAGGCCGACCAGAAAGCCCAGAGGGGTATGGTATTAAGGCCGATGGTAACATTGTAACGGAGGATGTAGCGGCAAACTTTGCCGATGTGTCACATAAACTGCGTCTTACACCAGAGCAAGCCAGTGGGATTATGGATTATTACCGTAGTTCTGTTGAACAATCTGGTGAAGCATCTGTTCAAATGGCTGAGGAAGCACGAGAGCAGACTGTTGCATCTTTGCAACAGGAGTGGGGCAGAGCATACGAAACAAAACTTGAGTCTGCTGTCAAGGCTGCACAAGAGTTTGCAGACCCAGAAATGTTTAATATTCAACTAGCTGACGGTTCTAAACTAGGTGACAACCCTGAGTTCATAAAGGCATTTGCAAAAATTGCCGATTTCAGGCAAACTGTCACAAGTGAAGATACTGTTGCAGAAATGTCACAGTCAAATGTTATGACTCCTGCTACAGCGCAGGGTGAGATTGATGCCATCATGGGCGATAGGTCTCATGCGTACTGGGATAAACGTAATCCTGGTCATGCTGCTGCGGTAGAAAAAATGAATGGGTTGATGGAGATGCTTCATGGGTGAAGCTGAAATCATCGACATAAGGCTAGAATGTTTGCGTCTTGCTGTTGAAAATGGCAGCGCACGCGACATGAAAGAACCTCACCTTTTGGCAGAAAGATACTTTCAGTGGGTGATACAGGGTAGCGAGGATTCTCGTCCTGAAGACAGTCGGAAAGACGACAGCCCGATGAGGGCTAATAAATCTAGGGGTGTCCGAAAGGGTAGCACGCTGCAAAGCTAATCGACAATGCTAATGAGTAAACGAAAGGATGATTAAATGTCTACTCAAGTAAATACAGCATTCGTCCAGCAGTATTCTGCAAACGTGCAGATGCTTTCACAGCAGATGGGTTCTCGTCTGCGTGATGCAGTGCGTGTTGAGAATATGGTTGGTAAGAATGCTTTCTTCGACCAGGTAGGGTCAGCTACAGCGCAAAAGCGTACTAGCCGCCATGCCGATACACCACAAATCGACACTCCGCACGCTCGCCGTAGGGTGTCTCTCGTTGACTACGAATACGCTGACCTGATTGATGACCAGGACAAGGTTCGTATGCTCATCGACCCAACATCAGCTTATGCTCAGGCATCTGCTGCTGCAATGGGCCGTGCAATGGATGATGAACTCATCGCCGCTGCAACTGGCACAGCGTTCACTGGTGAAACTGGTTCAACTTCAACTGCCCTTCCTTCTGCTCAGCAGATTGCGGCTGGTAGTGCTGACCTGACTCTTGCTAAGCTGATTGAAGCTAAGAAGATTCTGGACTTGGCTGATGTTGACCCGTCAATCAACCGTTACATTGCTGTTGGGCCAAACCAGATTGAGTCTCTGTTGAACAACACAACGGTTACTTCTTCTGACTTCAACACCGTTAAGGCTCTGGTACAGGGTGACATCGACACCTTCTTGGGCTTTAAGTTCATTGTAACTAACCGTCTGGCAAAATCTGGTGATGAACGTACTTGTTTCGCTTGGGCAGAAGATGGTCTTGCACTTGGTATCGGCAAAGATATCATGGCACGCATTGATGAGCGTAGCGACAAAGGCTATGCAACTCAGGTGTACTACTGCATGAGCATCGGTGCTACTCGCATGGAAGAAGAAAAAGTTGTCCAGATTCTTTGTGACGAAGCAGCGGCCTAAGGGAGAGTGACAGATGACTACTAAAAACTCGACTCTGATTGAGAACCTCGAAGCTACCCCACAGGTAATGAACAACGCAAGTGAACTGGGCGGCGTAAAGCGTGTCGCACAGGGCAATGTTGCACTGGCTGCTGGTGACAGCACCGATGATGACATTGTAATGCTTGCGCCAATCCCAACCAACGCAACCATCACTTCAATCCGTGTTGGTTCTGACAACCTGGGTGGCACTTGCACATTCAATATTGGCTTCTACACCGATGCTGGTGTTGTAGTTGACGAAGATGCGATTGCTACCGATGTTGCTGATGCTGCTGGCATGACGGAACTCCGTTATGAAGAAGCAAACATCAACACAACAGGTCAGCAGGTTTGGGAACTGGCTGGTCAGTCTTCAGACCCAGCAGACGTTTACTACGTTGCAGCGACCTTCTCTGCAACTGGCGGCACTGCTGGTGACATGGCATTCATCATTGAATATGTCGTGAACTAACATAAGTCGGGGCGGCTTCGGTCGCCCCCTCTCTTTCGGGGGATGTTGTGGAATACAACAGTGATTTTAGATATGATTTAAAAGTGGGGAAAGTCGCGGAGGAGCAGTTGGCGAACATACTCCAAAATAAAAAAATTGAAGTAAAACGAGATTTCAAGGCTTCACAAACTGGTAGGGTGTTTGTGGAGTTTTTTTCTAGGGGCAAGCCTTCAGGGATTGACAAGACGGAGGCAGATTACTGGGCTTTTATGATTTCTGAAGAAAGTGTGATATTATTGCCCACAGAGAGATTAAAACGATTGGTCGCTGAGGCCAAAGAAAAAGGTAAGGTAATCGCTGGCGGTGACAGTAACACAAGTCAGGGTGCATTAATAAAGATTGAAAGGTTGGTAATGTAATGCCTTCAGTAGTTGATATTTGTAATGAAGCAATGGACTTGCTGGGTGCTGCAACCATCACCTCGCTTACTGAAAACTCCAAGGAAGCAAGGCTATGTAACCGCCGCTTTGATACAGTTCGTGACGCAGTGCTTCGCGCACATAACTGGAATATTGCAATCACACGCAAGCAACTTGCAAAAGACAGTGATGCTCCTGCATTTGGATTTACAAATCAATTTACGCTACCAACAGACCCATATTGTTTACGGGTTATTTCGTTGCACACAGCAAATGTAGATAACGAGATTGCGCCATATGATACGCAGTCTATGTTTAAGATTGAAGGTCGCAAAGTTCTTACAGACGAAGGCACTTGCCGCATTGTTTATATAGGCCGTATCACAGACACAGAGCAGTATGATTCACTGCTTTCTTCTACCATTGCAAGCAAACTAGCAGCCGAAACTGCTTATGCAGTAACAGGTAGCACAAGTGTATCCCAGCAGATTAATGTTCTATATCAGCAGCGTTTGGGTGAGGCACGCTCTATGGATGCTATCGAAGGCAAGCCTGACAGGATTATCTCAGAAGACTTTACTAATATAAGGCTGTAATTATGGCGAGAGTTTCTACTATTGTAACCAACTTTAAGTCTGGTGAACTCTCCCCTCGCCTTGAAGGACGCATTGACCTTCAGAAGTACAATGAGGCAGCGCAGACTATACAGAACATGATTGTGTATCCTAGCGGTGGTACGACACGCCGCCCAGGTACAAAGTTTGCTGGTCGCAGTAAAGATGGCGGCAAGGTGCGCCTGATTAACTTTGAGTTTTCTGACGAACAAGCATACATCATGGAGTTTGGTAACAACTATATCCGCTTCTATAAAGACGGTGGGTTGCTAACAGAAGCCACAACAAACATTACAGCAATCACAAAAGCAAATCCTGCTGTAGTCACAGCGGCATCACATGGCCTGTCTAACGGTGACAGAGTGTTTATCAAAGATGTTGTTGGGATGACTGAGGTAAACAATCTTGAGTTCACTGTTGCTAACAAAACTACAAATACATTTGAACTGTCTGGGATTGATAGCAGCAGTTACACGACTTACACATCAGGCGGTACAGTAGGTAAGATT